GCAACAAGACCATATCTTGTCTTAAATCCGATTTTTGGCTGGAAGGTGTTCTCTCCAACTGCACGAACCATCTGTAGAGGAACGTATGGGCAGTAGAATAGACCAGCATCATAAGGAGATGAACCCTTATAACCAACAACGTAATACTGATTACCACCTGATGGTCCACCAGCACCTACTAAGTTAGCAGCATATGGGTCAATGTATACTCTGTACTTACCTTGTAATGTACCAGCAAATGTGTTACCAGTGTCATCAACGTTAAGGTTAGCATTAAGAGCAGGAGTGTAGTCAAGTACACCAGCCATTGTCAATGCAGAAGCAACGTCAGCAGAACAAAGGATGATGTTACCCTTTCCACGACGAGTTCTTTGTGCGATAGCGTTAGCATCTCTTTCTATCTGGAATAGAAGTCCTTTGAACTTCTCAACAGACCATCTTCCGTTTGAGTCGATGTCTAAGTCAAATACACCAGGAGTTGCTACGTTTTGTACAGCACCTTGTTCAGCAGTCTTGTAGATAGTTCTAATAACTTCTCTGTTGATTTCCGCAAGGATTTCAGTAGAAAGGATATTAGCAAGTTCTGCTTCAGCATTAAGACCATGAATAGCCTTAAGATCCTGAGCAAGCTCTAGTGAGTACTCAGCTTTCAACGCACGAGACTTCGCAGTCACGGTGACTTTCTCAATAGAGAATGCCATCTGGTTGAATTCGTTGTTGGTAGCGTCACCTAAGGCTTCTGCCTGAGATGTCTTCATACCTTCACCAACGTTATACGCTTGGTTATGTACTTGACCTGCTAAGTTACCACCACCTTGTGCAGGGTTAAGAACAGCAGGGTTAGTTCCAGTCTGTCCTGTAGTACCCATACCAACGGTACCAGCTGAATGATGAGCAGCTAGATTATCTGAACTATTCTGTCCAGAGAATGCTGTATTTGCTTCATCATAGAATGCTTCCGATCCAGTAGGACCAGACATATTCTTGTAACGAGATCTCATCGCAAAGATGAGTCCAGTAGGACCACTCATTGGTTGAACACCAGCAAGGTCATAAGCGACCAAGTTAGGCATTGCTCTTCTAATCAATGAGATTAGAACAGGGTCGAAACCTGCAACTGGACCACCAGCAGCAGCGGTTCCACTAAAACCAGGATTAGTACCTGAGTTAGTGTTGTTTGTAGGAGCAGCCTCAGTTAGCATTGAGGTGCCACTCTCGAAAGCACTTTGCTCTCTTAAAAATTTCTCTTGGTTCTCTAGCAGGACAGCGGTAACGGCTTTTCTATGATTATCCTTGATAGGGTCCATGCCCTCGTAATCTAGAAGTGGTGCCCACTTTTCCTGCAACTGTTCTGATTGGAACATTGCGTTTACCTATTTAAAGTTAAAGTTTGTTTAAAAATTAATTCAGTTATTTTGCTAAACCTTGTAAAGTCTTAAGGTAGTTAGCCATTGAACCTGATACATCAGCACCAGCATGGTCAACTCCTTCTGATAGACTCTCGGACTTAGCGGATGGAGATGCTGTTTTTGAAGGGAAATAAGATTCCTTCAATGTCTCCAACTTGTCACGATAAGATTCTTCACTTTCAAACTCTACACTTTCAGAAAGTGAGGCGAGCTTCTCTTTCTGAGTGTCTGCAAGACCTTCAGAAACTGATTCGAGGATTCCGTCTGCAACTGACTCTGCGAGTCTGCTGTTTAGGGAAACGTTCTTCTCAATTTGCTCGTTGAGTTTTGTTTCCATTTCATCTAGTTTTTCTACCATACTTTCAAGTACATCATATTTTTCTTCAGGGATAGTTACATAATGTTCTTCAAAAAGACTCTTAAGACCAGTCATGAAGGACTCAGTGAGTTCTTCTTTAAGACCGCCCTCTACAGCAAGTTGGTTCTCAGCGAACCACTCATCTGAAACGTATTCGAGGTAGGAATCAACACGCTCATTAAGTGCGCCTTTGATTTCTTCTACTTCTTCGAGAAGTTTTGTTTCGTACTCAGCATTAAGCACTTCCTTAATTTGAACAACTTTACCTTTGATTGCTGCTTCAAGGATAGTCTTTGCCTTTTCTCTAAACTCCTCTGAAAGTTCTTCACCCTCTACAAGAGCTTTAACATCGTCATCGATGCTAATCTCTGTGAATTCAGGTGCTTCTGCAACTACTTCTTCCTCAGTTGTTTCTTCTTCAGAAACCACTTCGTTTGTAGTTACTTCTTCTTCTTCCTCAATTACAGGTGCGTCAATTTCTACTTCCTCTTCTTTCATCCCCTTCATTGGGTCTGCTGCCTTGGCACCTTTATTGACCACATCCCTAACCTGTTTCAGCGTTCCACCTGCTGGCTTCAATTTAGCTGAGTCGTTGGTTGGACTGTAGTTATCTGGTGTAGGTCCACCTAGATCTTCCACTTGAGGTGAATTATCTGGTGTTGAAACATTAGAAGCATTGCTACCTGCTTTAGGTAGTGATGAATCCCCCGACTGTGCATTTGCATTTACAGCGGTTTTGGATTGCTTCGTGCCTACTTCCATTTCTTGTAATTCTGTGCCACTAGACATTTGTAGTAATCTCCGAATTTCCTGTAAAAAGTTAAAATCTATATTTATTTATAAACCCAGTATTTACAATGAGTTAATAAACTCATTAAAAAGACTTAATTTATGTTCTTCGAGTCTTTTTTGGGTGGCAAGAGACTCAATCTTGTTTCTTGTTTCCGATGCTAAGGACTCTCTAAATGAATTACCTTCCCAAATCCATTCCTTTCCTTCCATAATTCCTTCTACAAATGCATCGGGTGCAGAAGGGTCGGCAACTATATCAGCAGCAGTTGCTAACATAAAGTCGTCACCAACAACATTAAATCCTTCTTTGGTAGGTTTCAATGAACCAATACCACGAGAGGATACGCCAAGTTTAACACCTTCACCAATAAGAGACTTAGCAATTTGACCCATTGGTGTATCAAGGATCTTTGCTTTTCCAATAAAATTAGAACCACTTTCTCTAAGTGAAACAATTTTATGAGAAACTCTATCAAGGTTTACAGTTGGACCATCGGGATGTCCCAATTCTCCAAGTGCTCTACCAGTAGTAACATTAGACTCATTATATCTAGAAACTTCTTTTTGAAGTGTCTCCATAGGATACATTCTACCGTTACGGTTTTTAATGTTTCCTTGTAGGAAGATACCTTCGATATAAAGGTTCTGCTTTCCATTCTTAAGTTTTTCAGTAATAAATTCTACTGATTCTATTTCTTCTCTAATGAGTTTCATTGGAAATCAT